TATTGGCGGTATTGGTTTGTCAGGAATTAAGACGATAGGTCGCGTATCTCCAATTACTTGGCAATCTTTTTTAGGAAATAAAAAATTAACAAAAGAAGAACAATTAAAAATAAGATCTTTAAATCCTAACAAAACACCCTCTTGGTATAAATCTTACGAAAGGGACTTTAGAAAAAAAAGAACAATTAAACTATTAGAAATTATTTATGATAAACAAATTTTAGATTATGATGTAGCAGATGCAGCGGGAATTGGTCATTGGGCGATTAACAATTGGGACAAAGCAGTAAAATTTGACAAGGAGTAGCCATGAGTGCTAAAATGTATCAGAGTCAGGTATGGCTTAAAAAACGATATCACATGGACAAAAAAAGTCCAGAAGATATTGCTAATGAATGTGGGGTAAGCGTAGAAACCATTTACGTATACCTTGCTAAATTTGGATTAAGGAAGTCAAAACGATGAAATTAAAACCAGTTTATAAAGACGTTAAACATTTTCATTATGATGATTTATATATACGTTCATTATCAGCGCCTTCAGGTAAAGAAATATTAATGAACTGTATGGCAATTGCACAAATGTTAATTGAAAAAAACATATCATATGGTGATTCTGCACTTGATCCAGTAAGAATTTTTAGCAAGACCAACCCAATAGAACAACTTCATGTCAGAATAGACGACAAGTTAAGTCGTTTAATGAAAGGAACTGATTACGTTGGAGACAATGACATTGATGATTTAATCGGTTATTTAGTTTTATTAAAAGTTGCAAAGGAAAAAAATGACAACAGACAATGAATTAGTTAAGCATTTAGATGAGATAAACAAAGTTGTTGAAGAGTATTTAAAGGGTAATGATCCAACCTCAATCTCTAAACAACTTGACATTCCAAGAACTAGAGTTGTTGCTCATTTAAACGAATGGCGAGTTATGGCTTCTGCGAACGATGCTATTCGTGCTCGTGCAAAAGAAGCACTTGTTGGAGCAGATACACACTATACTAAATTAATTAATCAAGCATACGAAGTAATCGATGAAGCAACCATGACATCAAACCTTAATGCCAAAAATACAGCCATTAAACTTGTTATGGATATTGAAGCAAAAAGAATTGACATGTTACAAAAGGCTGGTTTATTAGAAAATAAAGAACTTGCTGAAGAAATGGTAGAAATAGAAAAACGTCAGGAGGTGCTCGTTGGAATTCTTCGTGATATTGCATCTGAGCATCCAGAAGTTAGAGATTTAATTATGGCTAAATTATCTACTATTGCTAAAGAAGGAGAGGTAATTACAGTTGTCCACAATGTTCAATGATTTTATTGATGCATTAAAAGATGAGCAATTTGAAATAATTCCAATAGACGTAAAAACTTTTGTAGAATCTCCAGATTACCTCAATCAACCACCGCTTTCTTCAATTCAATACGATATTGTTGAGGCCATGAGTCAGGTGTATAAAAAAAATGATTTACAAAATTTAATGGGAACAGATGTTGGAGGAAAACATTATGAAAAATACACGAAAAATGAAATCATCTTACAGTTGGGCAAGGGTAGTGGTAAAGATCACACCTCTACTGTTGCTTGCGCTTATATTGTTTATAAGTTATTATGTCTCAAAGATCCTGCAAGATATTTCGGAAAACCAAGTGGAGATGCAATAGACATTATTAACGTTGCAATTAACGCAGAACAGGCTAAAAATGTCTTCTTTAAAGGTTTTAAAAATAAAATTGAGCAATCGCCATGGTTTGCAGGAAAATATGATCCTAAAGTAAACTCTATTAGTTTTAATAAATCTATTACAGTTTATTCTGGACACTCAGAAAGAGAGTCTCATGAGGGACTTAACTTATTTATGGCAGTATTAGATGAAATATCTGGTTTTGCTACAGAAGTTGGCACTGGTAACGATCAGGGAAAAACTGCTGACAATATTTACAAAGCATTTCGTGGAACAGTAGATTCTCGTTTTCCAGATCTTGGAAAAGTTGTACTTCTTTCATTTCCTCGTTTTGCTGGTGACTTTATTTCAAAACGGTATGAAGATGTAGTTGCTGACAAAGAAATAATAGAACGTAGACATAAATTTATTATAAACGAAGAACTACCTGAAGGACCAGACAATGAATTTGAAATTGTTTGGGAAGAAGATCACATCCTATCTTATAAATATCCAAGAATGTTTGCATTAAAAAGACCTACCTGGGAGGTAAATCCTACTCGTAAAATAGAAGATTTTAAAATTGCATTTTTAACAGATATGGGTGATGCTATGATGAGGTTTTTATGTATGCCAACTTTTTCATCAGATGCATTTTTTAAACAAAAAGACAAATTAGAAAAATGTATGACACTAAGAAACCCTCTAGACTCATATAGAAGGTTTGATTTGTCTTTTAAACCAGACCCTGATAAAATATATTATGTACATGCAGACTTAGCACAAAAACACGATAAGTGCGCTGTTGCTATAGCACATGTAGACAAGTGGGTAAATATACAGGTAATAAAAGATTATCAACAGGTTGCACCAATTGTTGTTGTAGATGCCGTGGCATGGTGGGAGCCAAAAATAGAAGGACCTGTAAATTTATCTGAAGTAAAAAATTGGATAATAAATCTTCGTAGAGAGGGATTTAATATTGGAACAGTAAGTTTTGACAGATGGCAATCTTTTGATATTCAACAAGAATTAAAGGCCGTTGGATTAAAAACAGATACTGTTTCAGTTGCTAAAAAACATTACGAAGATCTGGCTATGATGATTTACGAAGAAAGAATTGCAATGCCAAAAATTCCTTTGTTACTTGAAGAGATGAGCGAACTTAAGATTATGAAAAATAATCGTATCGATCATCCTCGTAAAAAATCTAAGGACTTGGCAGATGCCGTTTGTGGGGCGGTATTTGGAGCAATATCTCACACAAGTAGGGATTCCAACATAGAAATTGATATTCATACTTGGTCTTCTGCCACTAAACTTGCAGAAAAGCAAAGGAATATGGTAGAATTGGAAACAAGGGAATTACCTGACGATGTTAGAGATTTCCTGTCAGAATATAAATTAATATAAATAAAAACAAGGAGAAAAATGAATTCATTGAAGAAAATTGCACTTGTTGCCGCTGCAGCGCTGACAAGCACACTCTTTGTTGCCATACCGCAAGCACAAGCAGCAGTAACTAACGGATACGTATTATCTGATAGTTTGGCTAATGGTGCTCGTGGAGTAACAGTATTGGCAGATACAACCAAAGCAGAGGCTGGTATTAATGCAATTGTTGCATTGACTACAAGTGATACTTTGGCTGCAACAGCAGATGATAACGTATCATTAGAAATTGCTGGGCCTGCTACATTTACTGATTATACGGCAGCGGGATCAAACCCTACAGGGGTTACACTTACCAGTTTAGGTAAGTTATTTACTTTTACAGCAACTACAACCGCAGCAGTAAACTTACCAACAAATGTTAAGTTAACTGTAAACGGTGCAGGAACTGTAACGGTAACACAAAAGAAGAAGGTTGGATCAACCACTTCTACAATTGATATTAAAACAATCTACGCAGGAACAACTGCAAAGACAAATATATTGTCTGTGGCAGATTCCTATGTTCGTGTACAAGATACATCAACACAAGGAACATTAACATCTAGCGTAGATGTTGCTGGATCAACAACCGTTACCAATGGTGGTACAGGTTACATTAACATCCGTGCAATGGATGCCTATGCAGCCCAATTATCAACTAGTGGTGTAATTCAGGCAAGCGCAACTGGTGGTGCAGTAGTAGCATTTGATGCTGCTCCAAGCACACAAGTAAATTCAGCAGCCAAGACTGGTACTGCTGGAGTTCTATATGTGGTTCAAGGAACTGCAAATGAGAATAGTCCAGTAACTACAACAGTTACAATTACATTTAACGGTGCAACTCTTGCAACAAAAACCATTACATTTACAGGTCGTGCAGCATCAATCTTGGTAACAGGAGTAGATATTGCACAATCTGGTGGAGCACGTACAGGAACTTATGACTTTGTTGTTAAAGATTCCGCTGGTAATCAGTTGGCTGGTATTACTCCAGTTGCCGATACAACCAAGTACACATCACAAGTAACCGCTGTTTCTGTAGGTGGAGCATCATCTGCAACAGCAGTACAAACAGGTGGATGGACATGTGCTTCTACATCAGGTTCATCAATAGTTCGCATTAAGCATACACACTCAGATGCAACAGTTATTAATTCAAATGACTTTGTTGCAGCATGTGCTGCTGGTGTGAGCAAGTACACAGCAACTCTTGATAAGAAAGAGTACAAGGCTGGAGAAATTGCAACCCTAACAATTTCAGCAACAGACGTAAATGGTGCTAAAGTTCACGGTGCTGCAACTCTGGGCGCTGGCGTAGCAATCTCAGGTGGACAGTTGACAGCAGTTTCTGCTCCAACATCTGCTGATGTATTTGATACAGCTGGATCAAGATCAATTAAATACACGGTAGGTAACACTGCTGGGTCATACAATATGATCGTAGATCTACCAGCATATGTAGCAACTGATTCTGCAAAGACAGTCGCATATTCTATTGTAGATTCTTCAGGTGCAGTATCTAATGCTCAAATTCTAAGCGCAATTGTTGCTCTTATTGCTCAAATCAACAAGCAAATTGAGATACTGCAGAAATTAATTCTTGCAACAAATAAAAAGAAGTAATTTCTTAATAAAATTAGAGGGTAGATTAATTTCTACCCTCTTTTTTTATGCATAAAAATGGTATAATTAATAGTACAATTAAAAAT